GCAAATACGGGCGTCTTCTGGGTTGGCTTTACATTGGGGACGACAGTGTGTCCCTTAACGAGCAAATGATTGCAGAAGGTTATGCTCATGCCTATGATGGAGGCACTAAGGATATGAATCTCGAAGCACTGAAAGAGATTCGCCGTGAGCATGGAACACTAGTAGAATGAGTGCAAACCAACACTTATAAAAATGTAGCCTAACGATACAATATTTTTCACTACATACACTATAATGTTTGTAGTGGAATATTATCATGCTTGGCATATATGTAATCATCACTCTCATTGTTCTCATGGTAGCGTATGCTGGCGTGGAAGAAACTATGCGCTTATTCGCTTATGCTGATCTTGTGATCAGGTATCAGTGGATTAAATTTAAAATGTTTTTGATGAAACGTAAATTAGAACAACAACTTATAAAGGATCTACCTGACTTCAATAAACTCGCAAAGGAATTAAAAAATGACCAACGATAAGGAACTGTCTGATCTTAAATTACAAAGAAAAGAATGTCCCAAGTGCCATGCGGTCTGGATTAATGGCACACATATTTGGTCTGGCACTGGTGCTAAAGGTAATGATCTAGATCTTGCTGGTCTTGTTTGTAACAATTTGGGAGATAACACATGTATTAATCCAGTAAGAGGAATGGAAGGTGGAGATACGTGGAAAAAACGACTAGAATTTTTAGAAAATTTAGAAGAAGAGAATAAAGATAAATACTAGTGGTGAACTAGGTTTTTGTTTTGGCGACTGGTACTGATGTATACTTGGGTAATCCCAACCTGAAAAAGGCTGGGACCCCAATACAATTTACAAAGAAGCAAATTGATGAGTGGATCAAGTGTAAAAATGATCCTATTTACTTTGCGATGAACTATATAAAAATCATCTCTCTTGACGAAGGTTTGGTGCCTTTTGAGATGTATGATTTTCAAAAAAAGATTTTGAGTGATTTTCATGAAACAAGATTCAACATCGCAAAGCTCCCAAGACAAACAGGAAAGTCTACTACTGTTGTCGCTTATCTTCTTTATTATGCAATTTTTTACGATAGTGTTAATATTGGTATTCTTGCAAACAAGGCATCTACCGCTAGGGAACTGCTAGGAAGATTACAACTTGCTTACGAGAATCTACCAAAGTGGATGCAGCATGGTGTATTGGTATGGAACAAAGGTAATGTGGAGTTAGAGAATGGCAGTAAGATATTGGCAGCTTCTACATCTGCGAGTGCTGTCCGAGGCATGTCGTTTAACATTCTCTTCCTCGATGAGTTCGCATTCGTTCCAAACCATGTTGCGGAGCAATTCTTTGCCTCTGTTTATCCTACTATTACTTCTGGTAAATCAACGAAAGTAATTATTATCTCTACGCCTAATGGCATGAATCACTTCTACAAGATGTGGGAGGATGCTAGGAGAGGTAAGAATGATTATACTACTAATGAAGTTCACTGGTCTCAAGTTCCTGGCAGAGATGCTAAGTGGAAAGAAGAAACGATTAAGAACACATCTCCAAGACAGTTCGCACAAGAGTTTGAATGCGACTTCCTTGGATCTGCTGATACTTTGATTAGTCCAGCAAAGTTACAAACTATCCCATTCGCAGACCCAATTAAATCAAATGCTGGACTTGATATCTATGAGAGAGTCGAAAAGGATCACGAATATATTATTACTGTCGATGTTGCCAGGGGAATTGGTGGCGACTATTCTGCTTTCCTCGTGTTTGATATCACCACGATGCCGTATAAGATCGTTGCAAAGTACAGAAATAATGAGATTAAACCTATACTGTTTCCCTCAGTAATCTTTCAAATTTGTAAAGAATATAATAACCCATACGTTCTGGTAGAAGTAAATGATATTGGTGATAGTATCGCTGCTACTCTTAATTACGATCTTGAATATCCTAATGTACTTATGTGTGCGATGCGTGGTAGAGCAGGTCAAGTCGTGGGACAAGGATTCTCAGGAACAAAAACCCAACTAGGTGTCAAGATGAGCGTAACTGTCAAGAAGATCGGTTGCTCTAATCTCAAAGCTATTATTGAAGAAGATAAATTAATATTCAATGACTTCCAGATCTTTCAAGAACTGACTACGTTCGTACAGAAGAAGCAAGCATGGGAAGCAGATGAAGGATACCATGATGACCTTGTTATGTGTATGGTTCTTTTCGCATGGTTAGTCATGCAAGAATACTTTAAGGAGATGACAGACCAGGATATCAGAAGAAGAATCTATGACGAACAACGTAATCAGATAGAACAGGACATGGCACCATTTGGTTTCCTCGATGACGGCATGGGCGATGATACTTTTGTTGATGGGGATGGCAATCTCTGGGAGTATGGAGACAAGCAAGAAGAAGTCGGATACATGTGGAACTACTGATGAATATTGAAGACCAATTTTCATTAGAACACTTACTGTTTAAAGAAAGAAAATGTAGATCATGTGGAATTAAAAAAGATCTTATAGAAGATTTTTACCTCACAAGAAAAACTAAGAAAGGACATCCATCAGCATACGCATACGAATGTAAGGAGTGTAATGTCAAAAGGGTTATGGAATCTAGAAAAAAGAGGAAAGATAAACCAGACATACCATATGATCCTGTCCCTAGATTCGGACCAGAAATTTATCCTGACTGGTAGTTCATGCATAGTTCACCACCTCTGAAACATTCAAAAATCTAAATACCTTTAGATAAATTTGATATCTAAGAGGTAAAAACATGGCAAGTCAAGTCTCGCCTGGTGTTGTTATTAGAGAGAGTGATTTGTCCAATGCAGTTGTTGTAGGCGATGTAGCTATTACTGGCGCTATTGCTTCCTCATTCCGCAAAGGACCCGTAGGCAAAATTACAAACGTTAGTACCGAAAGGGAACTAATTGACACATTTGGAGCACCATCTGAGGCTAATGCCTCTGATTGGTTGGTCGCTTCAGAATTCCTCCGTTATGGTGGAAGACTATCAGTTGTTCGTGCAGCAACTGCAGTTGTTAACGCAACAGAATCTGGCACTGGTGTTCTTATTTCTGATAAGGATGCATTTGATGCTGGAGTAACTTCAGAAAAATTTGCTGCTAGAGATGCAGGTGCAGATGGAAACAACCTTAGTGTTGTTATCGTAGACAGAGGTCCCGATTACACCATCAACAAAACCGGTCATGGTCTAGCAGTTGGTGGCACATACACCGATGATGCTGCTGTAGGACACGAAGTTTACGAACTAAATGGTGTTAACAGTTTTAGAATTATTAAAGGAAGTGCTGCTCCAACTCCTGCTGCAGGAGATACCGCTGTTGTATATTCAGCATCCGATTGGAACGCACGTCAGATTGGTTCAACTGGTTTGACATTCAAATCAATTGCTCCTCGTCCTGGCACATCTGCATATGCTGCAGAGCGTTTCTTATCATATGACGAAGTGCATGTTGCTGTAATCGATACTGCAACTAATACAGTTCTTGAGAGAATGACATATCTCTCCAAACTTACCGATGGTAAGTCTCCCGAAGGTAATTCAACTTACTGGAAGGATTATGTAAATCAGTATTCTGGTTATATCTACGCTGGTGCTGCTCTAAGCGCATCGGAAGTTACAACTGCCGGAGAAGATCCTGGTGCAGCTGCTGCATCCTATGGTGCTACTGCTGGTGCTCCATTAGTATTAGCAAGAATTCTTCCTACTGCAGGTGGAGCTCTTTCTGGTGGTACTGATGACTATGCATATACTGCTGGCGAAGTTGGTGCTGCATATGATCTATTCTTAGATACAGAAGCAACGGAAGTTGATTTTGTTCTTATGGGTGGCGATGCTGCTAACGAAACAGACACAATTGCTAAAGCAGCTTCTGTTGCTGCTGTTGCTAATAGTAGAAAAGATTGTGTTGCATTCATCTCACCATGGACGGGTGCTCAAATTGCAACCTCTGGTGGTAGTGCATTAACTCCAGCACAACAACTAGCAAATACACTAGACTTCTTTGAAAACATTGGTTCTAGTTCCTATGTTGTTCTAGACAGTGGTGTTAAGTATACATACGATCGCTTTAACGATAAGTATCGTTATGTTGGTTGCAACGGTGATGTTGCTGGTTTGTGTGTTTCAACTTCTGCAGTTTTAGATGACTGGTTCTCACCAGCAGGTCTAAACCGTGGTGGTTTGCAAAACGTTGTTAAGTTGGCATTCAATCCCAACAAAGCACAACGCGATGATCTCTATACAAATAGAATCAACCCAATCGTTTCATTCCCTGGTTCTGGTCCTGTTCTCTTTGGAGATAAGACTGGTCTTGCTTCACCTTCTGCATTCGATCGTATCAACGTTCGCCGTCTCTTCCTTAATGTTGAGAAGAGAGCAAGAGCTCTTGCAGAAAGCGTAATCTTTGAGCAGAATGATGCTGTAACACGTTCTAATTTCAATTCTTCTATTGCTTCTTATCTCTCCGAGATTCAAGCACGTAGAGGAGTAACAGATTATCTAGTTGTTTGCGATGGAACAAACAACACTCCTGAAGTTATCGACAGGAACGAATTCGTTGCTGAACTATACCTCAAGCCCACCCGCTCTATTAACTACGTAACTGTCACAGTGACTGCTACGAAGACGGGTGTTTCTTTTGAGGAAGTAGTCGGTAGAGGTTGATCGATACTAGATAAAACATAACGAGGTAAACAACAATGGCAACGTCAAACGTAAGTCAATTTCTTCAGACAATTGGGCAAGGTGTCAAGCCCAATATGTTCTTGGTTGACATCAAATTCCCTGATGACTTAGGTGGTTCATCTACAGCACTAGGAACTGATCTTTCAAATATTCTTTGTAAGTCGGCAGCACTTCCAGGTTCTAACTTGGGTGTTATTGAAGTTCCTTTCCGTGGTAGAACAGTTAAGATCGCAGGTGATCGCACCTTCGATACTTGGTCTGCAACCTTCTTCAATGATAAGAACATGGAACTCCGTGGTCTATTTGAAGAGTGGGCAAATCAACTCAACACCCATGAAGCAAATACTGCTCCTAGGTTCCTACCTGATAGTGCAAGCACTGGATACATGGCAAGTCTCTATGTTACTCAACTAGAGAAAGATGATAAGGAAGGTGGTTCTGCAATCAGAACTTACAAACTTCATCATTGCTTCCCAACCAACATCTCTCAAATTGATCTTGCTTATGATAGCAACGATCAGATTGAAGAGTTTACAGTTGAATGGCAGTATTCCTTCTTCACCGCGCAGAAGGAAAATAGCGAGACCTCTGGTTCCGCTAATGTCAAGGGCACTGCATCTGCTAAGACTGTGGTCTGATAAATAGTTGGAAGCGCACAAGTTAAATAGATAATCATGAGTCAGTTATTTGGCTTCCAAATTAACAGAAAAGAGGGGCAGCGAGGTCAATCTCCTGTCCCTCCTTCTGCTGAAGATCCAGTTGCAGTAGCAGCAGGTGGATATTATGGAACGTATGTAGATACGGATAATCAAGCTCGTAATGAGTTTGAGATGATCCGTCGTTATCGTGATATGGCAATTCATCCTGAGGTGGATAGTGCTGTAGATGAAGTTGTTAACGAGTTTATCGTAAGTGATGCTTACGATTCTCCTGTAGAAATTAACTTAGATAATCTAGGTGTTGGTGCTGGAGTAAAAACTAAAATTCGTAATGAGTTTGAGTATCTCAAAAGACTTTTAAACTTCGACAATCGAGCACATGAGATTGTCCGAACTTGGTATATTGATGGACGTTTATTTTATCATAAGGTTATCGATTTAGATAATCCCAGAAAAGGTATTACAGAACTTCGTTATATTGATCCGATGAAGATCAAGAAAGTTCGTCAAAAAATTGACAATACTCCAAAAGATTCTCTAGCGAAAGCAGCAATCAAAGGCACGGCGCTTGAGTATGAATATGGAACGTTTGTCGATTACTATCTGTACAATCCAAAAGGTTTCTATAAAGGCGGTGTCCTAGGACCGATTGGAGATATGTCTTTGTCTCAGGGTGTCAAGATGGCAACTGATTCAATTACATTCTGTCCTTCTGGACTACAAGATTTAAACAAAAGAATGACTCTTGGTTTCCTTCATAAGGCAATCAAGACTCTCAATCAATTAAGAATGATTGAAGATTCAATTGTTATCTACAGATTATCACGCGCACCTGAGCGTAGAATTTTCTACATTGATGTAGGCAATCTACCTAAGGTAAAAGCAGAACAATACTTGCGTGATGTCATGTCTCGCTATCGCAACAAGCTTGTGTATGACGCACAAACTGGCGAGATGCGTGATGACAAAAAGCACATGAGTATGCTTGAAGATTTCTGGTTGCCTCGTAGAGAGGGTGGACGTGGTACTGAAATTACTACGCTGCCTGGAGGACAGAACCTTGGAGAACTTAAGGACGTTGAGTATTTCAAAAAGAAATTATACAACTCTTTAAACTTACCACCTTCACGTCTTACTGACGATAGCAAAGGATTTAATCTTGGTAAAACTACTGAGGTTCTTCGCGACGAACTTAAGTTTACAAAGTTCATCGGTCGTCTCCGTAAAAGATTCTCTGAGATGTTCCACGACATGCTCAAGACTCAACTCATTCTTAAAGGAGTAATTTCTCCTGAAGACTGGGATGATATGAAGGAGCATATCCAGTATGACTATCTCTTTGATAATCATTTCAATGAACTAAAAGAAATTGAAATGATGAACCAGAGGATGATGACTGTAAGTCAAATGGATCCTTTTGTTGGTA